AGCCTCAGACAGTGCAGATTCGGCTCTTGATTCAAAGAACGAGACAGCTAATCTGATTGCTTCAGCACAGACTATTGAGACGAACGTTCAGGCGTATGCGACAGCGGCTTCTAATAGTGCTAATGCAGCAGCTTCGAGTGCAAGCACAGCGGGAAGTAAGGCAACACTTGCAGAAAATAGCGCGGCTAACGCGGCGCAGTATGCAGACGCGGTTGTATCTTATGCGGTAGAATCAAGGTCTTTCGCAGTCGGCGGAACAGGAACACGAATTGATGAAGATACAGACAATGCCATGTATTACTCTAATTCGGCTCATGTATCTGCTCAGAACGCAAGTACAAGCGCTAGTAATGCGGCAACTTCTGAGACTAACGCGCATACATCGGAAACTAACGCAGCGTCCTATATGTCGCAGACAAACACTTTAAAGACACAGGTTGAAGCAGACGCGGCGGCAACGGCTGGTTATGCGGGTGAAGCTAACGCAGCAAGACAGTACGCAACAAGCGCGGCTGATTCTGCAAATACAGCAAAAACAAATGCAGAGACAGCAGCAACACAAGCACAGGGAGCGCTGGACGCTATAAGAGCACTTCTTAGTGATCCACACTTTACGATAGATTTCACGACAGGGGAGTTAATGTACGATTCTGATTTGTTTAACTTCCTCGTTAATACAACAACAGGCAACTTAGAATGGGAGGTAGCTTAAAGATGATTAGTGCCGGACGAGTTCTTTTAATGCCTAAAGGCGAGTATTCGCCCTCTACACCGTATACGCTTTTAGATAGCGTGTCGTATCAGGGTAGTTCATACGTCGCAAAAGGTTCAACGACAGGCAATCTGCCAACTAATACAACTTATTGGCAGTTATTGGCAAGCGGCGGCGATGTGGCAAATCTAGCAGGCAATTTTGCAGATGTAGAATCGACAGCAACAGCGACAGTAAAGCATGAGATAGGCGACGTATTTGTAGATAAAGACAGTAAATATGTAGAAGCAACCGCGACTATCTATGTAGGCGATACAATCGCTATTGGAACAAACTGTAAAAAGACAACGGTTGAGGCTTTGCTTGCTAAGTTAAAAGAGTATATAGACGATATTACCGAAAACGTAGTAATGCTTCAGGGACTTATCGAGATTTCAACACAGACAGACCTTGATACACTTACAACCCTTGGTAACTACTACAAGTCTTCAACTTTGTTCTATGTAACAAATGCACCCACGGGAATCAATGAAGAGACTTCCGCAACATTTAGAATGACTGTTGCTAATGGCTCAGATTCCTCAACCAAGTATGTTCAGTCAATCGTTGATGATGATGGAAACACATATAAGAGAGGCTATAACGGATCAACATGGGGCGACTGGATAGAGTATGCAGACGCAAGCGTGGTAAGCGGTATTAATACAAGACTTACTGCTGCTGAAGGTGATATCGACAATCTCGAATCAAGCAGACTTAAAACATACGCTTCCGATTCAACCGTTTGGGACACAGTACCTACACAGTCAAGCACAAAACCCGTCACGTCAGGCGGACTGTACACAGAAATGGCGAAGAAACAGCCCACATACGCGGGGGATTCAACCGCTTGGGATTCAGCTCCCACGGCTTCAAGTAATAAGCCCGTTACATCAGACGGAATCAAGACAGCGCTTGATAACAAAGAAAACAAGTCAACGGTTCTCACACAAACGCTTGCAGCCGGAGCAACACAGGTTACTTTCACAGACGCGGCGATCACGGCTGATTGCATGGTTAAAATATATACCGACATGCCGGGGCTTAATTGGACAGCTATTAACGACAGCACGGTAGGAACTTTAATAATCACCTATCCCGCACAAACAAGCCAAACAAGCGTAAAGCTAATAATAAGGGGGTGAGTGAATGTATAGTGAATCAGTAAAAGATAAATTTACGGTATTAAACATTCCGTATAATAGCTTTACTTATGATAATACTAATAAATTTTTCCAAACAACAATGCCTGCTTATACAGGTACAGTAGTAGGTTTTTTTGTAAGACCAACAAACGGAAACGCCGTGTTGGGCGCATATCTTACATCACAAAATAAAGTAAATATTATGGGTATAATCCCCACAACGGGTAATCCTGTAAATGGCGATTATCAATTTATATGCAACGCACTGATACGACATTGAGAAAGGAGAACAACACTATGACATTCTTTGTATTTCAAGCTATGCTTGTAGACGATGTGTGGGCAATAGGACACGAGAAATACGATAGCAAAGATGTAGCCATGATGAACTTTTATCAGGTAATGGCTTCAGCTTATGCTAACAACAAAGTAACCGCGGGCGTGTGCTTTGTATTAAACAGCGCGGGTGGCGTAGATATGAGCGCGCCTGTTGTAAAGACACAGCCTGAACCAGAACAGGAATAAAAAGGAGAGAGTAGTTATGAAAAAGAACATAGTAACAGTAATCATTGGACTATTGGGATCAGCAGTCACAACATTATTCGGGGGATGGAGTGCGGGATTGACTACTTTAATTATTTTCATGGCGATTGATTATCTTTCAGGACTACTCGTAGCCGGAGTATTTAAGACCTCTAAGAAGAGCGAGACAGGAGCATTAAACAGCAACGTAGGATTTAAGGGGCTGTGCAAAAAAGGCATGGTGCTTTTAATCGTACTGATTGCATATAGGCTTGATTTAATGATAGGCACAAACTATATAAGAGACGCAGTTGTAATTGGCTTCTGCGTGAATGAGTTGTTATCTATCGTAGAGAATGCGGGACTTATGGGAATACCGCTTCCGCCTATACTTATAAAAGCTATTGATGTTCTTATGAATAAAGAGGATAAATAATATGGCAAGTGCAACAGAGATTGCAACCTTTATTGAAATGATCGCGCCACTTGCACAGAAGGCGTATAAGACTTTAGGAAAAGTCAAGCCTTCAGTGTGCATTGGCATGGCTTGTTTAGAATCGGCATACGGAACAAGCCGTATCATGCGAGAGCATAACGCTTACTTTGGACAGAAAGTAGGCACCGGCAAGACAGCCGTTAAATACTGGGGAATGAAGTTTTTTACCTCGGCAACGAAAGAAGAATATACAATCGGTCAACATACCACGATACGGGCAGCTTTTAGGGCTTATGATAGCGCTGAGCAGTCCGTTTTTAATTACTATGAATTGCTTAATACATCCTTGTATTCAAGAGTATTAGCAACCAGCGATTATAAAGAGCAAATGCAACAGATAAAGGCTTGCGGATATATGACAAGCTCGACAGAGGTTAATTCGGTTATAACGATAATCGAGAAATACAACCTTACAAAGTATGATGTATTTGAGAATCCTTATACATTGTCTGCGGATATTCTTAAAAAGGGAGATAGGGGCGATTCGGTAAAGTGGTTACAGTTCCAGCTTAACTTAAATGGAGCTAACCTAGTGGTTGACGGTATATTCGGGGTAAAAACTGAAAGCGCGGTGATTTCCTATAAAGAGGCAAATAACCTTGTAGGAATAGCCGGAAGCGAGACTTTAGAAAAAATAAAATAAAACCGCGAAGAATGGAGCATACATTGAATCTTGACGCACTATCAAGATCAGAGATTGAAAGATTGATTGACGAGTGGATTTTAAAAGAGAGGGATAGAAAGATATTAAAGCGGCGCCTTGTGGATGGGATTACCTACGAGGCGCTTGCTGAAGAGTTTGAATTATCGGCAAGGCACGTTAAAACGCTAGTTTATAAGGGAGAAAAGAAGCTAACAAAAATTGCACGTAGACAACACTAATAATACACGCTTACATCATTTTGGATCATGTTTGGTATTGAGATAATTGGTTGAAAGGAGGGGTAAAATGTTCCCTTATAATCAACAGTTATCTCAACTACTACTCCAACAGTCAAACAAACAAGAAGTTATAAAAGTAAACGGAAGAGGCGGGGCAAATGCTTTTCAGTTGTCGCCTGATTCCAGCGCACTACTTCTTGATACCTCAGCGCCTATTGTATGGCTTGTACAGACAGACGGGGCGGGATATAAGACCTTAACGGCTTATGACATTACCCCGCATGAAGAGGAAGCACCGACAGACGCTTTCAAGTCATTAGAAGAGCGAATAAAGAAGTTGGAGGAAAAGGTCAATGCAAAATCCGATACTGCAAATGCTAAACGGAAATCAGCAGAATAACATAATGGTGCAAGCTGTTGGAGCCATGATGAGGGGCGAATCGCCTCAGTCATTCCTTCAGAATCTTGCTAAAACAAATCCGGCATTACAAGGGCTTGATTTAAACAACCCAAGTATGGCAGCGGAACAGTTGTACAAAGAAAAAGGGCAAGACATAAACGCGGCTAGATCGTCGATTATGGATAAGGTCAATTCTTTTATGAGGAAATAATCTTGCAAGGTTATATATATAAAATGAAGGGAGACTACCAAGATGGCAGAAAGTTCATTTATGAGTTCTGATTGGCTCGGTGCTTTTCTTATAATCGCGATCCGTTTCGGTGGCGGCTTTGGTTTTGGCGGTGGACGCGGAGGCGCGGTTCCTATGCCTAACTTTGCTACTGTTCAGGACGTAAACGAAGCAGTGAACAATCAGGCAACACAGGAAGGGCTTAGAGATGTTCTCTTAAGCTCAGCCAACAACAACTATGAGACAGCACGCCTCATAGACAATCAGACAATGTTCTTAAGCAATCAGAACAACACCAATGTTCTTACAGCGGTAAACGGATTTAACGCAGTTAATCAGAATATCGCAAGCGGCTTCGCTGATGTAAGACAGGGCATGGCAGCACTTGGCGCACAGCTTAATGAATGCTGCTGCTCTATTAAAACTCTTATGCTTGAGAACAGACTTCAGGATACACAGATTGCTCTTCAGAACGAGCAGAACAAAGCTGTTAATGCTGAGCAGAGCCAGTATCTATTGTCTGTAATGGGTAAATGGACACCATACGCCGCTTCTACAACTACTACTTAAGGTGGTGACGTATGATGGAAATTATCAAAAAGATATCACAGAAGATTGATTCTGAGCTTGAAGACGCACAGCGTTATATCAAATGTGCCTATAAGGTCGAGGACGAATACCCCCAACTTGCAGACACGTATTACAGATTATCCTTGGCAGAAATGGAACACGTTACTATGCTGCATGATTGCGTGACAAACATAATCAATGAGTACAAGCGTGAACATGAAGTCCCGGAGGGAATGAAAGTATTATACGACTATCTGCATGAACGTCAGATTAGATGGGCGGAAAAGATAAAGCTAAAACAGGAAAGA